CCCGATCGTTAAACAGTTGTTAGGTATTGACCGACCAGCGGTTGCCTAATGCCCGCACCATACACCGACCTATTCAACGAGACGCTAGACGATCTCGCTACCACGCTGACCGCAATCACGTCGTTGCGTGTCGTAACCGACCCAACAAAACTTGTGCCAAATTGCGTGTTTATACAAGCACCAAGTTTTACAACGATCGCTGGCAACGGCAACATTGTCCGCATGGACTACCCGATCAAAGTCGTCGGCAGCGGCCCAGCAGGGCTACCCGTGCTACGCGAAATACTACAAATCACCGCAACCGTTTTAGGGTCGGCAATAATTGTCATGTCAGGCAGACCCGGCACACTCGACATAGGCGGGCAAGAATACCCGTGCTACGACATATCGGTAGGCGTACAAGCGCAAACCGCGTAATGCACACAAACACACAGCCGTTATGGTAAAACTATTACAGACACTTAAGGAGTAATCACATGGCTAGCGCAACTTACTTATCAAACCCGGTATTGACGATCAACAGCGTTGATCTATCCGATATGTGTACGTCAGCAACTTTGACCTATTTGGTCGAGGCTCTTGAGGACACGGCTTTTGGCACAAACTCACGCACTTACGTAGCAGGATTAGTCAACAACGAAGTGACATTGACTTTGTATGCGAGTTTTGCCGCAACTGAGACTTACGCAACTTTGTTTAATTTAATTGGCGCTCGCACAACCGTGACGCTGAAACCAACGTCGGCAGTCGATAGCGCAACAAACCCGAGGTTTATTTTGACCGATTGTTATTTAGAAAGTTTGCCAGTCATCAACGCGTCACTTGGCGAACTATCAACTTATGATGTTGTATTTCAAGGCGGCGCATTAACAATCGACACTACAAACCCATAAACCGTGCCATTACTGGCCGAGAACAGGAAAGCACAAATGAGATTAAAACTAAAAGTTGATCTAAACGACGGCACAGCGCCAGTCGAAGTGACAACGAATATGTTTGTAATATGCGAGTGGGAAAAAACCGAAGGTCGCAAAATTAGCGACGGCAAAGGTATTGGCTACACCGATCTTGTTTGCTGGGCGTATAACTTGCTAAAACTTAGTGGTCAAACAATGCCTGCAACATATCGCGATTGGGTTAAAGCAAACCCCAACATGACCATTGAGGCGATTGACGAGACAAACCCAAACCCTACGGCGTAGGCAGTTACCGACGGCAACTAGCCGAGTTATTAGTTGCAACAGGGTACTGGCCTACGACAATCGAGTTTGACACGCGTGACCTAGTCACGGTGATTACGCTATTGAATAAGCAAAAGAGGTAGCGCAATGCCAGCATCAACAACTATTGAGGTCGTCGGGGTTAAACAGACGATTAACTCGTTGCGTAAAATTGACCCGCAGTTGCAAAAAGATTTTAAGGCTGACGCAACCGCGATCGCCCAGCCAGCGATTAACGCAGGCAAAGCGGTTTACAAAGATTTGCCGTTATCAGGTATGCGTTACGCGTGGACACAAAACGCCCGCAAAATATTCCCGTTTGTACCAAGCAAAGCAGCCAACGGGGTCAAGATGAGGTTTGACACTCGACGTAACGCAGTCGGCGTAATTCTCATAGAACAAAAAGATGTTGCGGCAGCCGTGTTTGAAACGGCAGGTCGCGCAAACGCAAACAAGTTAGGTAACGCGCTTGGGTTTGTTGGCGCTGGTCGCACTCGACTAATCGGCCCGGCGGTGTATAAAGCGCGTCGCGGTATTGAAGCAGAGATGACAAAGATGATTGCTAAAACTATGCGTACCGTGCAAAGCGAGTTATAGACATGGCACTATCTATTCCGATTGTCAGCGAGTTTGACGGCAAAGGCATTGACAAAGCAATCAAAGAATTTAAGCAACTAGAAACTGTTGGCGAGAAGGCACAGTTTGCAATTAAGAAAGCGGCCGTGCCAGCAGCGGCGGCGTTGACTGCGGTTGCGGGTGCGTTGGGGTTGGCGGCTAAAGCGGCAGCCGAAGATGAACAGCAACAAGCGATTTTGGCTAACACTATGCAAAACGTAGTTGGTGCGACTGACGCTACGGTTGCGGCAACTGAGGACATGATTGCGGCTATGTCGAGGGCGACGGGTACGGCTGACAGCGAGTTACGCCCAGCGTTTGCGGCGTTGCTTGTGGGTACTAAAGATGTTGGTGACGCAACTAGCGCATTGACACTTGCCCAAGACGTATCGACTGCCACGGGTTTAAGTTTGGCGACGGTTAGCGACGCATTAAGCAAGGCGTATGCGGGCAACATGAGAGGGCTACGTGCGTTGTCGCCCGAGATGATGGGTCTAATTAAAGAAGGCGCGTCGCTTGATGTTGTAATGATGGCATTAAACGACAATTTTGGTGGCGCGGCCGCACGATCAGCAGAAACCGCAGCAGGCAAATTTAAGATATTAAAAAACAGTTTGGCTGAAACACAAGAAAGTATCGGTGCGGCGTTGCTACCCGTGTTGCAAAAAGTGTTGCCATATTTGCAAGCAATGGCTGACTGGGCGCAACGCAACCCGACAGCGTTTTTGATTATTGCCGGCACAATTTCAGCAGTCGCAGCGGCGATTGTTGCGGTCAATATCGCAATGGCGTTAAACCCGTTTGGTTTGATTGCGGTCGGTATTGCGGCGCTAGTTACCGCATTGACTTTTGCGTACACAAAATTTGAGACATTTCGCAACATTGTCAACACCGTGCTTAACGGCCTAATTGCAGGGTTTGAGACGTTCGCTAACGCGTTTATTGGTGCAATCAACTTAATTATTCGAGGCATGAACCTGATTAACCCGTTTAGTGATATTGGTAGTTTGCCGACAATCTCGTTGGGTCGTATTGGTGGCGGTGGCGGTGGTGCTACAGCGGTTACAAGCGATACGCGTACGGCTGACCGTATGGCTCGAGAAGCAGGCGCGTCTATTCCAAGTGTTGCGCCGATTATTAGTGGTGGTGCTGGTGGTGGCGGTGGTGGCGGCGCTGGCGGCGGTGGCGGCGGTATTGGTGGCGGCGGCGACTTAATGACGATACAAGGCGCGTTAACAGAATTTGGTATGGCTGAACGTATCGCAGCGCGTGGCGCGTCACCTGTAACAATCAACGTCACGGGCGGTATTTCGACTAGCGCCGAGATCGGTCAAAGCGTGTTAGATAGTTTGCTCGCCTACCAGCGCGTATCAGGGCCACTCGATCTACAGATAGCGGTCTAATGGCTGGCGTGTCAATCGTTGCGAGTGGCAATTATGACCTAGAAATTGACACAGGGTTCATTCAAGACGGGTTTTTGCTTGACGCAGACCCTGAGGGCAAACTTGATAACACTCAATATGTGCTTGACGGTACAACCGAGTTTGCAAGTGTGCTTGACGGCGTTAATCAGGTGTATGTGCGTCGAGGGCGACGCGATCAGGGCGACCAGTTCGGTGCTGGCACTATGTCGTTTACCATGCTTGACACCGACGGTATCTTTATGCCGTTTGACGAGGCAAGCCCCTATTACGACACGCCTAACGCTAAACCAGGTTTAGCGCCTATGCGGTCGGTGCGTTTGTCTCGATACAGCGCCGCCAACGTCAAAGAGTATTTGTTCGTCGGCAAGATCGTTAACTATGACTACAACTTCGCGCTCGGCGGTTTAGATACGGTTACCGTGTTTTGTGCCGACGATTTCTATTTGTTATCGCAAACATATTTAGACGAGTACAACGTCAGCGAAGAATTGTCGAGCGTACGTGTGTCGGCGATACTTGACCGACCCGAGGTTGCATTTCCCGTCGCTAACCGTGACATCGGTACAGGCACTCAGACGCTTGGCGGCGCGTCAGCGTTTACAATTGAGCAGGGCACAAACGTGTTGGGTTATTTGTCGCAGGTTAACGAGGCTGAGCAGGGTCGCATTTATATGTCACGTGACGGCGACATTGTGTTTACGCCGCGCATAGGCACAACACTTGACCCAGCCGTAGCCGATTTCCACGACGACGGCACGAACATACCGTACAACGGCGTAGGCATAACATTCGAGGCCGACCAAGTAACTAACCGTGCGGTCGTACAAATACTCGGTAGCAATAATCCGCAAATTGTTGACGACGCTGGCAGCCAAGCAACGTACTTTATACAGACATACAGCATTACAAACAGCCTGTTGCATAACGACACAGCCGCGCTCGACTTGGCAACATATTTGCTTGACCCTAACCCTGAGCCAAGATACACGTCGCTAGCAACATCGTTTGCAATGTTGACGAGCGCCCAACGCGACACGGTCGCAACGCTTGACATATCTGACACGATCACAATTGAGAAATCGTTTGCCCCCGGCACAACCCCAGCAGCGCTAGCCCAAAACCTAGCAATCGAGGGTATCGAGCATACGATCAACGTGAATACAGGGCATAGCGTCGTTTATTACACGTCGCCTGTGATCGTGTTGAACGAGTTGATACTTGACGATTTGTCGTTTGGTATCATCAACGCTGACAACGGGTTAGGTTAAAGTAGGTCAAATATGGCGATACAAACATTTACCGCAGGGCAGGTTTTAACGGCCGCGCAAATGAACAGTTTGCAAGCAAACGATTACAACCAAACCGTCAGCACCAAAACGGATAGTTACACACTTGTTGCAGCCGATAAAGGCACTCGAGTTGTAATGAACAAAGCAACCGCTACAACTATCACGGTTAACACAAGTTTGTTTAATGCAGGTGACACTTTGTTTATACAAAACATTGGTGCGGGTACTTGCACGGTTACGGCTGGCACGGCGACAGTAACTACCGCTGGTTCATTGGCGTTGGCACAATGGGGAGGTGGCACGCTTTATTTTACGAGTGCTAGTGCTGCTATTTTTTTTAGCGGTGGTGCTGCTGGTTTTGATGTTGATTTTTTAATTGTCGGTGGCGGTGGCGGTGGCGGTCTTGAACGCGGCGGCGGCGGCGGCGCCGGTGGCGTTTTGTGTTCTGTTGGTGCAACTGGTGGCGGTGGCACTTTATTAACGCCGCTAAAACTTGTAAAAAATCAACCTTATTTTGCTTCCGTTGGTGCGGGTGGTGCTGGTGCGGCAAATAGTAGTTCTAAAGGTTCGACAGGTGGCGTTAGCGGTTTTCTTTTGGGTGCATTTGGTGGTGGTGGTGGTGGTAGTAATCAGACTCGTGACGGCGCAAATGGCGCTTCGGGTGGTGGCGCAGGTTCAACGGCAAGCACAGGCGCTACGGGTGGCACAGGTACAACTAATCAAGGTTTTTCAGGCGGTAATTCTGTATCGGTTTCTGCGTCTTTTGAAGGTTGCGGTGGTGGCGGCGGTTCAAACGGTGTCGGCGCGGCCGGAACTGGAACAGTTTCCGCAAACACAGGTGGCAACGGTGGCGCAGGAATTAGCACAGACATTAGCGGCAGTTCACAAAATTACGGTGGTGGCGGCGGTGGCGGTATTCGAGGCAGCGGCACAGTCGGTAGCGGTGGCGTAGGTGGTGGCGGTCGTGGCGGCGGCGACGGCGCAGGTCAAGGCAGCGGTTCGGGCGTAGCAGGCACAGCAAACACAGGTGGCGGCGGTGGCGGTGCAGGCTGGTCAGGTTTTGGAAGCAACACACCAGCGGCAGGCGGTAGCGGCGTAATAATTTTACGTTGGATAACAGCACAAGCGACAGCAACAGTTGGCGCGGGCCTAACTTCATCATCGACAACAAGCGGCGCAAACACAATTCTTACAATCACCGCTGGCTCAGGAAATGTGAGTTTTACATAATGGCACACTACGCAACAATTAACGAACAAAACAAAGTAATCGCAGTAAACACAGGCGTAGACGAAACAGTCACACAAATTGACACAGACGGCACAGAGGTCGGCGGCTCAACAGAAGCGTGGGAAGCGTTCTATACCGCACAGTTAGCAAACCCTAATTTGTTTGTTTTGCGGTGCAGTTATCACGGCAATATGCGCGGAAAATATCCTGCAATAGGCGACACATATAACGCAGATTTAGACGAGTTTGTATCGCCATACGTCGAGCCAATCGAGCCAATAGACGAGCCGTAATGCAATGCGACACAGGCTATTTGCGCTAATACTTATGCTCACCGCTTGCGAAACAACACGCGACAACACAATCACAATTAAATCACGCGTTAAAAACATGACGCTAGATAACTGCAACGTGCCTGATCGTTGCGGCATAACACCATGACCCGGCACAGATACACACCAAACGAGTTACACGCTCGAATGGTCGTAACTGTCGGCGTATTGCTAGCAGTCGTATTTGCCGTAGTTGTAATCGGTTTTGTGTACGGCCTGCTATTTATATCGCAACCTATGGAACAAGCACCAAACGACAAAGAATTTATCTCACTTATGGCAACGATCGTTACGTTTTTATCAGGCACGTTGGCTGGCATTGTTGCGTCAAACGGCATAAAAACTAAAGCAAAAACTGATGCCGAATAGACCGTACACAATCACGCAACAGCCAGTCGTTAAAGCGGCGTTGGCTGGTACGACCGAATGGGCAAAACTTTGTTGCCAACACAGCAACGGTACTTTGTGGAATAACGGCACATTTGTTAACCGCGATATTCGCAATCGACCCGGCACGATCAGCAATCACGCTCGAGGGCTAGCAATGGACTTGTCGTATCGTTGGTTAAACCAAAAAAAGTTAGGCAAACAAGACGGCCGCAAAGCGTCACTAGCGTTTATTGTCAAATGTTTAGAGAACGCCGATCATTTGGGCATACAACTTGTGATTGACTACGCGTTGCAACGGTCTTGGAAATGCGATCGCGGCACATGGCAACCATTACCGTCAGTCGAGCAGGGCGACTGGTATCACATTGAGATTGACCCGCACGTTGCCAATGACGCAATGATCGCAAAACAGCGCTGGATAACGGTTTTCGGGGTATTCCCCACATCGCCACAAAAACCCGTCTAGGGTTATAGACCTACCGAGAAAGTAGGTCACTTATGACACTCATTACCAAACTTGCCGTATCGCTATTTATTAGCGTCACGTCAATATTCGTACTACACAAACCCCCAGCACCAACCCCGGCCGAAATGCGCCCAGCGCCAATCACCGTTTGGCAAGGGTTAGAGCCTGCAGCGCCTGTACCGCCGACCACGGTTGTTACTACGCTTATAACGCAACCTGACGCGTGTCAGACGGTGTTTGACATGGCTCGACACGTCGGCTGGGCAGAGCAAGACCTAACTCAACTGGTTGCAGTTGCGTATCGTGAGAGCCGTTGCCAGCCTGACGCGTTTAACCCGCGTGACCCTAACGGCGGGTCAAACGGCGTTATGCAGATCAACCAGTTTTGGTGCAAACCGTCAAAGTATTACGCAAACGGCTACTTGCAGGCCTACGGCTTGATACGCACTTGCGACGATTTATTTAACCTAGAGGACAATTTGCGGTCAGCGTTGGCGATCTTTAGATACTCGAATGGTTGGCGCGCATGGTCACTCTAAAACACTTGTTTTTGGCAAGTGTGCTAACCGCGTACACGTACCTGATAATGTCAGTCACCAACAAACGAAAGGCAAGAGATGACCGAGAACATCGACCCAAGAACTGACCCACAGTTTAAGGCACTCGTGCAAGTGATGAACGAGATTACGCAAAACAAAGTGCCGTTATATCAGCCGTGGGAGTTGGCGGCGCGTAGCACATTACGCAAAATACAGCACGAGATTGACGACCGCAACGTACTTGACGACGGCGAGTTGATTGACGTGCTAAACCAAACACGTATCGAGATTAAATACTTGTTAAGCATTGTCAGCGATCTTGTTGAGCGCGTCAAAGAGCGCGACATTGAAATTGGCATAAAGCAATTGCGCTTGAACGAAAACGAGGTAGAAATACAGCGTTTAGAAAACATGGTGCACCGTGCTAACTAAACACGACAAAAACCGTATGCGTATTGCAATGGCCGAAAGCCAAGCCAGCGCCAACGCCAAATGGACACCCGACCAACAAGATCGTGTTGATGCGGCGATACGCAAAATGGCACGTATGTTGCCACGGTTCACAGCCGACCAAGTTTGGTACGAATTGGGCGCATCGTTCCCGGTTACTAAAGGCATGACGGCTCGACTACTGGTTGCCCAGCGTCAAGGCGTTATTAAAAACACGGGCGAGATTACGTACGCCGATCGTGGCGGCGAACACGATCACGCGCAACGTCTAACAATATGGCAGTCGCTATGACGGGTTTTAATCTTGACAACTACGTTGACGTACCAACACGTCTAGGCATGGCGCTAAAAAAATATCCTGATCTACGCATACAAGAAACCCAACGCGAGATCATTGAGATGCCCGATAAATCGTGTTTTATTCGTTGCACGGTGACGGTGTGGCGTGACGCTGCCGACCCGATACCAGCGATTGCGTCAGCGTGTGAGATATACCCCGGTCGTACGCCGTACACAAAAATGAGCGAAAACGAGGTCGGGTTTACTAGCGCGTTGGGTCGAGCGCTTGGATACATGGGGTTCGGTATTAACAAGTCGATTGCGTCACGTAACGAGGTTGAGGCCGCGCAATCTCGTCAACCGACTGGCAGGCTCGCGCCTGTTGTACCTATGCACGATGTCGAAGTGCCGTTCCCTGACGAGCCGCAACGCGAGTATGCGACACCTAAGCAAATGGGCATGATGAGGGCGCTGGCTAACGGGCAGGGGCTTAAAGGCGACGATCTTAAAACGTTTATTAGCGCAACGTTAAACCGTGAGGTGCATACGTCGGGCGAGTTGACCAAGCGCGATATCAGCAAGGTCATTGACGCGTTAAAAGCAAGCGAGCCAAAATGAAAAGAATAGATCACTTAATGAAACATCATCACGCGTTGTCAATGGCGGTTAAAGATTTGCGACGCGTTAAAGAGTTTTATCCTGAGTTATATGCAATGGCAGTTGAGGCGTTAAAAGAAGTTAGAAAAGAAATAGTAAAACCTAAATAACGGGCATGACCTAAGCGTTTTGCAGCGCGGTTGGTGACACACGGCAACGTGGGTAGATGACGCGCGTGGTAACACGTGGTCAGGCAAATTGCGCTAAAGAGTTAGGGTGTCGAGTGAGGCAGACGACGGGGGGCTTAGCGCACTAGGTCTAACATCACAACACAGATTGACATAACATAAACAAACCGCAAACATAAAGTTGACATATATGACAAGTCGCAACAAACATCAGCAAGCGCGACAGCGCGCGCTAGCACAACCGAGCAACGCGAGGGCGTGAGCATGACCAGTCACCACGACTACGAGTACACCAAAAACAGGGGGGTCGTACTTCGCGAGCAACCGACCTGCACAGTTTGCAATCGGCAGCCCAGCACACAAGTCGATCACATCATTCCAATAGACGCAGGCGGTGGGCATGAGTTGTCAAACCTTCGTGGCATTTGTGCTAAATGCAATAACACATTGGGGCATCGTTACGTAACACAACGCAATCAAATACGGCAGACCATTCGAGCCGAAGCCATGCAACAAAACGGCATACACGAAACAAAACCAAAACGGTTTTTTATTGAAAAAAAAGAAATCACCCCGACCCAATCCCCTTTCTTC